CTGATGCGCCGCGACATCGAGCTTCGCGATCTGAAGCTGGGGCGCGAACGCGGGAACGTGGTCGAGCGCGAGGTCGTGCAGGATATGCTCCAGCTGCTTTCGCAGAAGCTCGATTTGCTCCTGCGTCTCAAGCTCGAGGTCGAGCTCGGCCCGCGCGTCGCCGGCAAGTCGGCCGCGGAGGCGAACGTCGAAGGCGGGCTAATCCTGGACGAGATACGCGAGGTGATCGCGGGGAACCTTGCGCGCTTTGAGACGGAGGCGATTCGGAAGAGCGCGACCGAGGAATGAGCGCCGAGCAACTCCTCGCCGGCTTTCGCCTCCCGCGGCCGGATCGCTCGCCGATCTATGACTGGGCGCGGCGACACGTTCAGCTGCCGGAATCCTACGCGACGCCTGGGCCGTTCAATGTGCGGCTGTCGCCGTGGCTCGTGCCGATCTTCGACGCTCTCCAAAACCCGCTCGTCCGCCGCGTTCACTTCCGCAAGGCGGTGCAGATCGGCGGCACGCTGGTCGCCGACGTCTGGCTCCCTTGGATCATCGCCAACGATCCCGGCCCGATCTCGTGGACGATGCAGACTGACGAGATGGTCGAAAAGCACGCGAAGACGCGCCTATGGCCGCTGCTTGAGCGCTGCCGACCGGTGGCGGCAATGCTGCCGAAGCCGGGGCCGCACCGCACAACAACCGAGATCTTCTTCGGCGGCTTCTTCGTCACGCTCAACGCGGCCAACCTTTCGACCCAGCAGAGCCAATCGATCCGCTACAAGATCAACGACGAGCTCTGGCTTCCGCGGTGGCAGGAGATCTACGGCCACGCGGTGGCGCGCGTCTCAAAGTTCGAGGAGGTCGGGCGCTCCAAGATCTACAACGCGAGCCAAGCGCCGATTATGGACGCGGAGACGGGCAACGTCGAGGACACGAGCTACCGCTCGGGCGATCAGGGCGAGTGGCACGCGGAGTGCCCAGGCTGCCGCAAGATCCTGCCGGTCGCGTTCGAGGTGCTGCACAAGGAGCAGCGCGGCGGCGTGATCTGGGACCGCGGGGCGCGCCGCGACGATGAGACGTGGGACGTGGGGCGAGCGGTGGAGACCTGCCGTTTCCGCTGCATCGCGTGCGGCCACGAGTCCGCGGACAGCGACGCGACCCGCGCCGGCTGGGCGAAGACCGGGCGCTTCGTGCCGATGAATCCTGCGGCGCCGCGCGAGGTGCGTTCGTTCCGACTGGAGGCAATCGTGACGCGGCCGATGCGGCTCCTCGTGGAAGAATTCCTCCAGGCCGAAAACCAGCTGGTCCGCACGGGAGACGAGCAGGCGAAGATTGAGTTTCGGACGAAGCGGCAAGCGCTGCCGTGGATCGTGGAGAAGAAGGCGGTTAACGTGCTGCTCAAGGACTCGGGCTACAAGCTGGCTGACTACGCGCACGGCGAGTCGATCCCAGACGAGGCGATCCGCTTCCTAGCGATTGATCGCCAGCAGGACCATTTCTGGGTCGAGGTCGGCGCGTTCAGCACGGCGCAAGGGCCGCGCTATCGCCAGCTCTGGTTTGGCCGTATCGATACGCGCGACCAGCTGCGCGCGCTCCAGGAGCGCTTTAAGGTCTCGAGTGCGTGCGTCGCGCAGGACCGCGGGTACCGGCCGGCAGACGTGGACCGCGACTGCGCGGAGTTCGGCTGGCGCTCGATGCGCGGCTATGGTCGGCGGACTTGGACGATGCGCGACGAGGCGACCGGGCAGATGGTCAACTTCCCGTTCAGCGACCCGCAGGTCTCCGACTACCGCGGCGGCGACGTTTACTTCTACAACTGGTCCGGCGACTACTTCAAGGACACGCTCGCGACCGCGCTGGAGGGCAAGGGCGATCTGCGCTGGGAACTGCCGTCCGACGTCAACCCGCTCTACCTTGAGCACCTCAAGGGCGAGGCGAAGGTCGAGGTGCGGACCGGCGTCTGGGAATGGAGGGAGGTTCGAAGCAACGCGCCCAACCACGGATTGGACACGAGCGCGATGCTTCTTTGTATGGCTACCATCGCGGGCATCATCCGCTTCGTGCCGTCAAAGTCGTAGCATTACGGGGCGTCAAAAAACCTTTTGACGGCGGCCGCTCTTTTATGGCGGCAGACAATCCCTTCCTCGACATTGACGTTGCGACGCTGACAACGCTCAAGTCCAAGGTTCTCGATGCGATCCAGGCTTGTCTGCTCAACACGAGCTACAGCCTCAACGGCAAGAGCGTCACGCGCGCCGATTTGAACACGCTCAACAAGATGCTGGGCGACATCGTCTCGGCCATCGAATACCAGAACGGCGACACGACCGACACGACGTTCGTCAGCTTCACCGGGAATTGATTATGCAGACTTTCGACGCGACCCAAGTCATCCGCAATCGGCCGTGGTTCGAGCGGGCGCTCGAGACCATCGCGCCGCAGGCCGCGCTCCGCCGGCTCCAGGCTCGCGTCGAGACCGCGCTTTTCAGCTACAACGCCGCGCAGACGAACCGGCTCTACGCTCCGATGCAGTACGGCCAGCCGAGCGAGTCGTCGCAGACGGTGCGCGAGCGGGTCGTGATGATGTGGGAAGCGCGGAACTTGGTAGAGAATTGTCCCGAGGTGAAGGAGGTCTCGCGCAAGTTCGGCAATTACCTAACCCCGACCGAATACTCGGCAACGACTGGAGACCGCGACTACAACGCCACAGTCAACGATTGGTTCCATACGTGGTGCAAGCAGGCCGACGCGACGGGCCGCAACTCTTTCCGCAAGCTCGTCCAGCTGGCCGCGGAGAATCGGCCGGTCGACGGCGACTGCGGCTTCGTCATCCGGCGCGTGGGCGATGGGCTGAAGCTCCAGCTCGTGCCGGCGACCCGCATCGGCAATCCCAACGAGATGGGCCTCGACTCGGAGAACTACTTCGAGGGCGTCATCACGAACGAGTTCGGCGTGCCGGTCGCGTATCGCATTTACCGCGTGACGCGCGAGGGCGTCTACTTCGGCGCGGAGGACGTTCCGGCCGGGAACTTCTGCCACTACTTCGACCCGTTCCGCGTCGATCAGTACCGCGGCGTCACCGACTTTCACGCGGCGATCCAGACGGCGCGGATGCTGCACGAGATCCTCCAGGCCGAGAAGGCCGGCGTGCGCTTCGCCTCGCAGCAGGCGGCGCTCGTCTTCACGGACCGCGGAACGGCCAACGCGCGCAACCTCTTCACGCCGACCCCGAGCGCGACGCTTCCGAGCGGCCAGCAGCAGAAGAACGAGCTCTCCGAGGTCGGGATGATCAAGTACCTCGGCCAAGCTGACCGCGTCGAGACGATGCCGGCGCGGCCGAGCACGGCGTTCACGGGCTTCATCGCGCATCTGATGCACGAGCTCTCGATCGCGGTCGGCATCCCGAAGGGCGTCCTCTTCGGCACGCAGGATTACGCCGGCCCGAGCGTGCGCGCGGAGTTCGCCGCGGCCGACCGCGTGTTCGCGCGGCATCAGGGCGTCCTCGTCGACAAGGTGCTCGACCCGATCAAGAACGCGGTGATCTTGGACGCCATCGCCCGCGGCGAGATCCCGGCGCCTCCTGCTCGCGCTGGCGAAACGCCGGTGCAGGCGCTTAAGCGCGCGACCCGCGGCGAGTGGCGCTTCCCGCCTAAGCTCACCATCGACGTTGGTCGCGAGTCCGCGGCCAATATGAACGAGAACCGCCAAGGCGCGAAGTCTCTCCAAGAGATTGCGGCCGAGCAGGGCACCGATGCCTTTACGCGGCTCGAGCAGATCGCGGCGGAAGCGAGCTACGTCAAGGAGCTCTCCGAGCGCTACGAGATTCCCGAGACGGCGATCCGCCTCGTGACCAATTCGCTGCCCAGCACGCCGGCCGCTGCCGCCGCTACCGGCGACAACGTGGCGAGCGCTGCCGCAGAGGCGCAGGCCGAATCGACCGCATCTCCCGAGGACGAAACGCCGGACCAGCCTGCGACTCCGGCCGAGCTTGCGCGCTTCGCGAGCGTGGACCTGACGCCAACCGATGCAATGGCAGCCGAGGCCAAGCGCGGCCTTGAGTGGCGCGAAAAGTTTAACCGCGGCGGCACCGCAGTCGGCGTCGCTCGCGCGCGCGACATCTCGAACAAGTCCAACCTCTCTCCCGACACGGTGCGCCGGATGGTCTCCTATTTCGCGCGGCACGAGGTGGACAAGCAGGGCACCGGCTTCTCTCCTGGCGAGGACGGCTATCCTTCCGCCGGCCGCATCGCGTGGGCGCTTTGGGGCGGTGACGCCGGCGCCAGCTGGGCGCGTGCGAAATCCGAGGCGCTCAAACGCGAGGAACTGAATCGGCCGACAAACGTCGCCGATGCGCTAGAGGCTGGGCGCAATCGCGCGAAGCGGCCGCTGGAGCGGCTGGCTGACAAGGCGACGAAGCTCGCCGCGGTGCGCGAGAAGCTGGGCCAGAACGCGAAGAGCGAGGCTCAGATCGAGCAGGCGCTGAAGCCGTTCGGATTTCAGCCGAAGCCGGTCGTGGCGCCTCCGCCTCCCGCTCCTATCGTCACGCTCTCCGACGCGCGCAAGATGCTCGCCGAGAAGGCCGACGCCGAGGACAAGCTGACCGCGCTCTTCGCGAGCGTGACTGATCGCCGCGCCAAGATCAAAAGCCTCCGCACCCATTGACAATGCATAGTGTCCTCGACGCCATCATCACGAGCAACGAGCAGCTGGGCCAGCGGGCTGAGGAGTTCGCGCAGCTGCTGGTCGAGCACGACAAGACGCTCGACGAACTGCTCGAGCGCATCGGCAAGACGGTGCCAGAGATCCGCAAGGAGCTAGAGTCCAAGCTGACCGAGGCGGTGCCTGGGCTCGTCTCGGACGCTTATGCCAAATACAACGAAGACCTCGAAGGCCGCTGCCGCGCCGCGCTCACCGAGTCGCAGACGAAGCTCGAAGCCGTCCGCGCTGAGATCGTTGGTCTTGCTCAAGCGCAGTTCACCGAGGCCGAGAAGCAAATCGGTTTGACCGCGGAGCAGATCGAGTCGCGCATCCTAGGCACGCTGACGGAGGCCGCGAAAGAGCGCATTACAAAGCTCGAGCGCGGTCTCGTCATCGAGATTCAGCACGCGGTCAACGCCGCGCTGCCGAAGCAGGAACTGGCCGCTGCGCCGACGCTGATCGACTCGTATCGCGGCCAATGGAAAGAGGGAATGGTCGCGCAGCGTGGCGATCTGTTCTCGTGGTACGGCTCGACCTACCTCGCGCTCGAGGACACGAACGACACGCCGGGGCGAAAGAACATCGCCATCGCTGGCGCGAAGTGGGCGGTGATTGCGGCGCGTGGTGCAGGCGGCGGCGGTGGAGGCGGCGGCGACTCGCTGCCTTCGCAGACGGGCAACGCGGGCAAGTTCCTCAAGACTGACGGAACGTCCACGCTCTGGGAATCGATCCCCGGCGGCGGCGATATGCTGGGCGCGAACAACCTGACCGACGTCGCGTCGATCACGGCAGCCTTCGCGAACATCAAGCAGTCGGCGAGCACGAGCGCCTCGGGCGTCGTCACCTTCGCGACCTCGGGCGAGAGCGCCGCGCTGAAGGCGGTGCAGGCGAACGACTCGCGCTTGTCCGACTCGCGCACGCCGACCGCGCACGCCTCGACGCATCAGACCGGCGGCAGCGACCCAATCGACTTCCCGGTGGATTCGGTCTTCGGCGCGACGAACACGATCACGCAGATCGACTACTTCGCGCTGAACACGTCGAGCACCGCGAGCGTGACCACGGCGAAGGCCGTCTGGAACGCGACCGAGGGCGCCATCGAGGTCGGGCTCAACTCGAGCGTCAATGCGCTGCTCGGCGTCGACGCGCACGTGCAAGTCTACAACCAGAGCGGATCGCCGTTCACCAAGGGCCAAGTCGTGCGGCAGGACGGCTCCTCTGGCACGCGGCTCAAGGTGGTGCTGGCGCTGGGCACCGATGATGCTAATTCGGCGACAACGATCGGACTCATCTCGCAGACCATCGGGAACAACTCGTCCGGCTTCATCATCACGAACGGCCTCCTGCGCGGCATCAACACCAACGCCTTCAACGAGGGCGACACTCTCTGGCTTTCGGCCACGACTCCAGGCGGACTCGTAAACACGCGGCCGACGCAGCCGAATCACTCGGTGCGGATCGGGTACGTGATCAAGAAGGCGGGCGTCGCCGATGGCATCATCTACGTCGATATCCTCAACGGCTTCGAGCTCGAGGAACTGCACGACGTCCTCGTGACCACGGTCGCGAACCGGGACTTTCTCTCTTACGATTCCTCGACCACCGTCTGGCGCAATCGGCAGCTTTTCGACTCGACCGCTCCGGCGGCGCTCGGCGTCTCCGCAACTGCCGGCGTCTCGACTACCGCGGCCCGCGTCGATCACGTTCACGCGCGGCCGACTCTCGACCAGCTGGACATCAGCGGCGCGGCGCAAGGCGATATCCTTTACCGCTCGGCCACCAGCTGGGCTCGTCTGCCTGCGGCAACTGCCGGCTACATCCTCCAGACGAACGGCGCCGCGGCGAACCCCAGCTGGGCGCAGAACACGGGCGGCAGCGGCGCGCCGACGGATGCCGAATACATCGTTGCATCCGCGAACGGATCGCTGAGTGCCGAGCGGGTCATCAGCAACAGCACCTCGGTCACGGTCAACTTTGCAACCGGGGGCCAAGTCTCGCTCGAGCGCGCCGCGCTGACGGGCGACGTCACGGCCTCGCAGAACAGTAACGCGACCACGATCGCCAACGACGCGGTATCGAACGCAAAGCTGGCGAATATGGTGCAGAGCACCATTAAAGCGCGGGTCACGGCTTCGACCGGCGATCCGGAAGATGCCAGCCTGACGCAAGTCCTCGACCTCGTCGGCTCCACGACTTACGGCGACGTCCTCTATCGCGGCAGCACGAGCTGG